TTGCACATTCCTAGACAAATTAAATGGGCAAAACAACACGGTGCTGATCAGTTTGTTATCACAACCAATTGGGTTAATCCAGAAATAAAAAGTATGGAGGGTAGTCATAGAGTAATGAAATTGTTGGAAAGACAAGGACTGGTTGATTGTTTAATAGACAAGATAGAATTGTTTTACACAACACAGACTGTTTGGAAAATAAATGTTGAAAATTATCTAGAGGCGAGAACTGAATTTATTAAAAGACACAACATAAGAGACGAATAAAATGATTAATGAAAAGGTAAAAGAATGGGCTGTTAAGGCAAATCCTAGCAGTAAACAAATTTATGATGTAGCAGATTCATGGCCCTATAATTGTGCCGCATGGTCTGGTGAAGATATTTCTGAATTGGTCAGAATTATAGTAAAAGAAACCATCAAAGTTGTTGAGAATAGTAATATTCCTTGTGCAATTACTACACACGATTTAGGTATTGTAGATTGCTCTAGAGCTGTTATTATCCAACAAATCAAAAAACACTTTGATTATAAAACCAGATTTCCAGAAACTGATTGACAAACTGGTAAAATTCTGCTATACTATAGCTAGAAAGGTGGTATAAAATGCCCTGGATTGAAAATGTAGCCGCAGATGATATCCCAAAAAGATTTCATCACGATGCAGGCCCTAATAGTATGCTGATCAGTATTACTGATCCAGCAAGTTGGCGTCCCACTCCTGCCCACAAGTTCAAAGAGATTCATAACTTTGAATTTTTGGATGTAGAAAAGGATGATGTCGTTTTAGAAGAAGAAATGAAGTGCAGTCAAGAGCAGGCCAATCAACTTGTGGCTCTTTTACAACACGCATTAGATAATCGGATGAATGTTGTTGTTCATTGCTTTGCGGGTATTTGCCGTAGTGGTGCTGTATGCGAAGTCGGCGTCATGATGGGTTTTGAAGACACAGGAAGATTCCGTAGCCCTAACCTGTTGGTCAAGCATCGTATGATGAAGGCACTAGGATGGACATATGATGAAAACGAAAAGCCAAATATTGAAGATTGGCGAACTTTTAGGAGTATAAAATGAGTGGCGGTCACTTTCAATATAAACAATGGGAGATTGGCAACATCGGAGACGAGGTTGAGCAACTGATCCTTGACAATGACAGCGAAGAAGTAAATCAATATGGTGACCGTAAAGGTTGTCACTTTACTCCTGAGACCATTGCAGAGTTTAAAAAGGGCCTTGCAATACTAAGACAAGCACATGTCTATGCTCAGCGTATTGATTGGCTAGTAAGTGGAGATGATGGTGAAGATAGTTTTCATCGTCGGTTGAAAGCAGAATTGGAGAAATTAGATGCCTAAGTGTTATCAGCTAATCGGAGTCCCAGGTTCTGGAAAAAGCACCTGGGCTAAGAATCAAGACTGGTCCAAAGATTGCGCCTATATAAGTACAGATACCTGGGTAGAACTTTATGCCAAAGAACAAGGAAAAACCTATTCTGAAGTATTTGACGAATACATGCCCAAAGCTGTCAACATCATGACTGAACATGTCAAACTAGCTCGTGAAGCAGGCAAGGATATCATTTGGGATCAAACCAGTACTACCGTTAAAAGTCGTACTCGTAAATTCAATATGTTGCCCGACTATGAACATATTGCTGTGGTATTTAAATGTCCAGAAGCAGATGAGTTGGTTCGTCGATTGGCAAGCCGTCCTGGAAAACTAATTCCTGTCGACATCATAGAAAACATGATTAAAAATTTTGAAGTACCGTCCGAAGAAGAAGGGTTTAAAGAAATTTGGTTTGCCGGTTGACAAACTGGTAAAACGGTGTTATAATATTATTTTAAAGAAAGGAGGGCAAGATGCCTAGTGTATTTTTAGTCAGCGACACGCACTTTGGTCACGCAGGTGTCTGCCGCTTCACACGCAATGACGGTGTAACAAAGTTACGGCCCTGGACTGATCCTGCTGAAATGGACGAAGCTATGATCAAGGCTTGGAACGAAAGAGTCAAGCCTACTGACAAGGTTTACCATTTAGGCGATGTAGTTATTAACCGCAAGGCATTACCTACATTGGCTCGTTTAAACGGAGACAAGGTCTTAATTCGTGGTAACCACGACATCTTCCCAGATGTGGAATACAGACAATACTTCCGTGAATTAAGAGCCTATCATGTGATGAACGGTATGATATTAAGTCATATCCCATTACATAGCGAAAGTTTAGGTCGGTTTGGTGTTAACATTCACGGTCACTTACACGCAAACCGCGTGAAGAAGGCCCGTGGCGTTGACGCTCGTACAGGAGAAATCTTATACAGCGACGAGAACGATGTTCGCTACCATTGCGTTTGTGTTGAGCAAACACCGGACTTTGCTCCGATCTTATTCGAAGACGTCATCAAGCGTATCGAAGCAGAAGGTGGTGAAGTAGGATTTAGGAACGGAAACGGTCCTACAATGTGAAAAAACAGTTGACAGATCTGCAAAACTGTCGTATAATAGTTACTTACTTAGGATGCTTACAGCAATTTTTTTAGCTCATAGCGTAAAAAAAGCATCCTGTCATTTTTAAGAAAGGAGAACGAAATGACCTTTGCTCAAGCAGTTATTGAAAACCCAGGCATGGCTCGTACTGAAAACGGTATGAAGGCCCGTGCAGGTTCTGGTTCGTCTCTAGTAGACTTGTTCTACAAGATCGGTGCAAGCCGTGGTAAGGATATTACCTCAGACTTTGAAAAGGCCTTCCAGGCCGATTCAGACATTGCAATGAAGATTGCATTGTGGTCGCGTGATGTGCGTGGTGGAGCTGGCGAACGTCAGCTGTTCCGTGACATTCTGTTGCACTTGGAAAAGTTGCACCCAGACATGCTAGAAGCCGTTCTACCTTTCGTGCCTGAATTTGGCCGTTGGGATGACTTGTTGATCTTTAAGACTGACAAGTTTAAGGCACAAGCATATACTATGATCGGTGACGCACTGCGCGATCGTAATGGTCTATGTGCTAAGTGGATGCCTCGTCAAGGACCAATCGCAATCGAATTGCGTAAGTTCTATGGTATGAGCCCAAAGTTCTACCGTAAGAGCTTGGTTGCTTTGACTAATGTTGTTGAACAAAAGATGTGCGCAGGTGACTGGGACAACATCGAATTTGGCAAGTTGCCTTCATTGGCTTCTGCTCGTTACAACAAGGCATTTGGTAAGAACGCACCTACAGCCTACGAAGCCTACAAGGCCCGTTTGACTGCCGGTACAGACAAGGTAAATGCTTCGGCTGTTTACCCATACGATGTTGTTAAGACTCTTCGTTTCGGCGGAGACTCTGTAGTAGCAGATGCTCAATGGGCATCATTGCCAAACTACATCGGTGACTCTAGCGTTATGCCATTAGTGGATGTTTCTGGTTCGATGTGTTGCCCAGTTGGTGGAAACGCCAACTTGGAATGTATCGATGTTGCATTGGCTTTGGGCTTGTACTGTGCTGACAAGAACACAGGTGTATTCAAGGATACATTCTTGACTTTCAGCGACAAGCCAAAGGCACAAGTTGTTAAGGGTACACTTGCTCAGAAGATGAGCCAAATGAACTCAAGCGACTGGGGCATGAACACTAACCTACATGCGGCGTTTGATGAAATCTTACGCATCGCTGTTAAGGGTAAGGTTGCAGAAGCAGACATGCCAAAGACTTTGCTGATCTTGTCAGACATGCAATTTGACGCTTGCGTCAAGCACGATGACTCTGCTATGCAGATGATCAAGCGTAAGTACAAGGAAGCAGGATACGAAGTTCCTAACATCGTATTCTGGAACTTGAACAGTAAGGACAATGTCCCTGTTAAGTTCGACAAGCGAGGTGCCGCATTGGTGTCTGGGTTCAGCCCAGCAGTTATGAAGGGTGTCCTATCGGGCACTGACATGACTCCGTATGGTATCATGCTTGCAACTGTTGATGTAGATCGCTACAGCGTTCTATAAGTGATACAGGTAAAATAGGACCTTCGGGTCCTATTTTTTTGAGTTAAATATCTTACGGTCCTTAGTGAAATGGATATCACATTTGTCTTCGAAACAAATAGTGCAAGTTCGATTCTTGCAGGGCCGGCCATAAACAATGTATAATTAAGAGTATGACAACAATACATATTCTTACAAGTCCGTACAGTCCGGTCAACATCAATAACCGAATCGATCCATTCTCCATAGCCGCAGTAAAATTTATTGATCACATGACACAATTAGGTTGGAATTGCATCCATTATGGAATTGCAGGATCCGAAGTTAGTTGTGAAAATGTTATCTGTGTCGACGATCCCACAGCTGATAAAACATTTGTGATATCCAATTACAATAATAATGCCGGAGTTGAAATATCTCGTAGAAAACAACCTGGTGATATTATCGCCTGTTTTCACGGTATCGAAAACAAAGGAGCATGCGAAGCCAATCCTGACCTAAAAGCAGTTGAACCAAGTATAGGTTACATGACTGAAGCAGTTTGGGCTCCGTACCGAGCATTTGTATCCTATGCACAGATGCACATGTTCTATGGTGCCAGAGGCATGCTGATGAGCCCTAGTTGGTATGATGCTGTTATCCCTAATGCTATTACTGCTAGCGAGTTTGAATTTAATGATACTCCTGAAGATTACTTTTTATACTTTGGTCGTGTGATTAGCTCTAAAGGAGTAGATGTTGCTGTACAGGCTACTGAGAAAGCAGGTAAACGATTAATTATTGCAGGTCCTAACTCATTAGCCAGCATGGGGTATCAATCAACTCCTTCTCATGTTACAGAGGTAGGTGTGTGTAATGCAGAACAAAGAAAAAAATTAATGTCAGGTGCCAAGGCCATACTAGGACCAACTTATTATGTTGAGCCATTTGGCAATATGGTAGCTGAAGCCTATATGTGCGGCACTCCAGCTATTACCACAGACTGGGGCGGGTTTACTGAAACTGTTCAACATGGGCACACAGGATTCCGTTGTAGAGAATTTAGAGAATTTGTATCTGCTATAGAAAACATCGATACTATCGATAGAAACATCTGCAGAGAATGGGCCATGGCAACCTACGAAGATTCAGTAGTGCATCAACAATTCGACGAATACTTTAAAAAGATTTTAGCAGGCGATTTTTACAGACAATGAAAAAAGCATTTATCATAACCAGTGCTATCGAACTCAACAACGATTACCCTTTAACTTATAGCCCCAAGCGTAGTTATTTTTCTAACGAAGAAAGACTACGGCATACAGTAATGACCATTGCCTCTCTAGATAAAGCAGGCGATTCCGAAACAACCTTATACTTGTTGGACATGAGTGATAACTGGGAAGAATATAGAGATTTACTTAGATATCAACCCAATCTAAAATTTATCAGTATTAAAAAAGAGTTTCCTGAAATATTTGATATTGTAACCAAGCATCCGCAAAAAAGCTATTGTGAAACACTACAGTTGGCTACATTTATGAAAGCCTATCGTCAAGAATTATTAGAATACGATTATGTGTTTAAGATGAGCGGAAGGTACTTTGTGGACAGTTGGTTTAACATGGATTTGTTTACACCAGAAAATACAGATAAAATATTCTTTAAAAAGCCTTTAAAATTTAACTGGAATGACGATTGGGGATATGCAATGGTCGATCGCAGAAAAGAACAAGGCGATAATAATTTAAGACAGTACTGTTCTGTGTTGTTTGGTTGGGGTAGAGCACACTACGATCATTTCTTAGATTTATTCACAGCATTATCTGCTCTGTTCCAACTACCAGAATATAAATTTATGGATATAGAGACTCTGGGATATTACTATACACGGCCTTTTGAAAAAGACATTATAGAAACAGACTGGTTAGTATATGGGTGGACAGCCCACGATGGCAAATTTATGAGATATTAAAATGAATGTTAACTTAATTATAATTGATGATTTTTATAGTAATCCCGATGCAGTTAGAAACTTTGCACTGAGTCAAGAATTCAGTGTTAAGGGCAACTATCCCGGAGCAAGAACAAAACCTTTCTTTGGTAATGACGTTCGAGAAGCTATCGAATACAATATGCAATTCGCAGGAAAGATTACCAACACATATGAAAGCTCGGGATACACTGGAGCTTTTCAAATTGCAACTGCGCAAGATCGTACATGGATACATTCGGATCCCTATAACATGTGGGCAGGAGTCTGCTACCTAACTCCAGATGCTCCATACACAGGTGGTACTGGATTATTTAGACACAAAGCATCCGGTGAATTCCGTAAGACTACAACAGATCACGAAGGATACGATTATACAAAGTATGATTTGTTTGATCGTATTGGTAACAAGTATAATAGATTAATTATCTACCGTGGCGATTTGTTTCACGCTAGCTTAGACTACTTTGGTGATAGCGCACAAAATGGTAGATTATTCCAAACATTCTTTTTTGATACAGAACGATTCTAATGACTTACAAAATTTGTAGAATTATATTTTCAACCAATAGATTAGAGTTTCTTACCAAGACTCTACTGGCTCAACAGAATTTAGACTTTGGAGGGTGCGTTGTTGATAGCATTTTTATCGATGACTTCCCAAAAGGTCGTAACGATATGTTGGTAACTGATCTAGTAAAGGCATTTGGTTATAATGAAATATACCTACATGAAAAGAATGAAGGTCTCAGTGTTACATGGACACAATGTTGGGATTTAATTCGAGAAAGGGATTATGATTATATTTGGCATCAAGAAGACGATGTTGAAATTTTAGAACCTGTACGAATTTTGGATCTAATTGAAATGCTACAAAATGATCCGCAACTGATGCAGGTAGTGTTGGCGAGACAAGCATGGTATCCTAATGAAACAGATCCTGTGGCTAAAGATTCGGATATCATATTTAAAAATTATAGACTAGATAAAAATAGTGCAATATTTTCACCAATGGCCAGTTTGTATTCAATAGATAAAGTTCGGTTTGATTACAGTAAATGGTATTTGGAACACTATCCAGAAAACACTTATCATTCTATTAATTTAAATGAAGGCATGATTGGAAAAGCATTGTTGGAAGGACCTAACCTGTTGTCTGCTCATGTTAAAAATTCCCAAGGTAAAAACATAATCAATCACATTGGTGATTATTTTGTAGGACGCAGAGTATTACCAAACGAACCCCATTATGAAATGTTTGCCGGTTTTGATCCGGAAAAACGATACAATTCGCGTAATGGACACGAATACAATTGACACTTATTTAGAATAAGTATATAATAATAGCACGGCTGTGAGTGGAACATGGCAGACCTCCCGCTAGTCCCATAGGCTAGAAAGGGGACGGGGCACCCGACTTAGTCATTGTGCTTTTGTAGGTTCGAGACCTACCAGCCGTACCATTAAAAGAAAATATATGCTTGATCTGTAGAATAGTTGTAAACTTTTTCTAGGGCTATGGCGTTATTATAGTATACACCTGTAAAGGGGATTACTATGTTAATGAGGACCAAGCATGAAACGGATAATTGTATTAAACACAATTATGGCTTTGATGATAAGCCCGGGAAATACGAT